GCGGCCGAGGAAGGCCGCCGCGAGCCGGAGGCGAGCAACCAATTTATTGGAACTGGGTATCTTCTACCCAGTCCTCTTTACCAGTTATAGTTCCTACATTGTTAGGTTCATATACAATGTCCCACTTCCAGATGAGGCCTTTGCCGAAGTCCTTGAACCGGCGGTGCAGCGCCGTGTTGTCCATCTGGGTTCCGTTTTTGCGGATCCCGGTGTACCACAACCGCGGGTCTTGATTGCTCGTGAATACGAACACTGTTGCTGCCATCCGCGTGTAGAGCCCCTTCACCTCGGTTAGAAGGGGATACCAGTCAACCAGTCGCAGCAACTGGTCGTACTTGATCCACGAATAGAAGTCCTCGAACACAACCACGTCTTCGCCGGCATATGTGTCCCACCACTCGCCCACTGGTTTTCGATATGCGTGCGGAAACACTGCATGCACCAGCCTTGATTTCCCGCATCCGGAGGGACCCCAGAGTATGATGACTGTTGGACGATCATGTCGATTAGGGTAGGTTTCCATCCTGTATGACATCAGTCCCGAATGGCATCGTATGTAAGTGCCAGGGTATGCGAGAGCCACTTCGCCCATAGTGGCTCCTTCGTCTATCATGTGTGCGCACTCAACAAGGTCGTTACGTTTACCAGGCGCGGGTTTCGCACCTCGTATCCAAGGACCCGCGATCCTGCCTTCGTCCTTGCTGCAATACTTGATGTTTGCTTCGAATCCGCCTCGAGCCACTTCCCAGTGTGCTCGTCCATTTCTGGATTTGCACCAGGACATTGCCTGGGGATTATCCCAGATAACGAACCCCTGGAAGTGGTTCGTACCATTGAGTCCGGCCTCTTCTTGCCAGATGAGGTACTTGACTCCAGTCCAATGTTCTGGGTTGTCCACTTTAGTTGGATTGTTGATGGTGAAGCACCACTCTCTGCTGCGAACGCGAGCCATCATTGAGTGTCCGACCTTTGGTCTATCGCTTCAATTGAAAGTATGTACTTTCGTGTTTGTATATATAGCCAGTCACTTATGCCACAATACGCAGTTATGGGGGCTTTCCTAATAAGGCAATTTTCACTGAACGGGAGTCACGTGATGTCGCGTGACCCGGAAGATGTCTGTAAGAGCTATCATTTTATAGGTCTTCTTCCAGGATGACAACGAGGGAGTTTCGCGCGTTGAACGAAGAGATTGAGCGTCTCTATCCGTATGTTCGGGATGGTATTTACACTTCTGCGCAAGTTGCTGAGATGTTGCTGCCGTACATCAAAGATGAAGCGTTGGCTGACAAGCAACAAAGATACGATGAACAAAAAAGGCAACGTAAGTTTGAGAAAGGCAAAGCGAAGATCCAGCGTGCCTTTATGGGACGCGTAGGGCGCTATTCGCAGAATCAGCGTTCTTGGTATAACAGGTATAAAGCCAATCAGATTCGTTGGGCTCTTAACACGGCACGCAGGTATCCCAAGTTGATTTGGGATGACTAGCTTGTACTTCAGTTTTGCTCTGGTTCCGCAGTGAGTACACCGAGATGCCTCGCTATCCGTTTACTCGCCCTCAGTCGAAGCGCTTGCGCTTTCGCCCTATTGTGGGCAGTCGTCCCCGTGGTGGGACGATTGGGATGGTTGCTAAGTCGTCGTATGTGAGGCGCATGCGTATGCGTCGTCCTCGCTATCGCAACTACCGCACGGGTGGTTTTCTTGGTCATGAGGTCAAGTACTATGATCTGAATTACAGCGGCGCTCTTTCTTCTACTGCTGCTATGACTGGTGCTGAAGCTGATCCAGCTACGATTTTGTGTTTGAACGGTGTTCCGCAAGGAGACACTATGTCGACGCGCGATGGTCAGAAGATGGCGATGAAGTCGATTTTTCTGACGGGCACGATCAACGTTCCGGATCAGGCTGCTGGGACGACGTTGAACAACGATTGCACTGTGTTTGTTGCTCTCGTGTTGGACACGCAGACTAACGGCGCGCAGTTGAACTCTGAGGACGTGTTTACGAATACGCGGTCGGGCACGGATGGTTTTTTGACCACTAGTCCGTTGCGCAATATGCAGTACACTGAGCGTTTTAAGGTTTTGGCTACGCGAACGCTCCGTTTTCCGCAGTTATCGACTGTTAACAATGCGACGGCCAATACTATTATGATCTCTGGCTGCAAGGTTCCCTTCACGCTGAAGGCGAATTTGAAGGGTCTTCAGACGAAGTTCACTAACTCTGCTACAACTGGTGTTGTTGGCACGATTGTGGACAATTCGTTGCACGTGATTGCGTTTGCGAATAACGATGATTACGTCGCGAGTATGATTTATCAGTCGCGTTTGCGCTTTTATGATCATTGATAATACATGATGTGTTTGCACCGTGTGCATACAATGTAATCTTCTCCCATGACTTCGGTATCTTCGTCGTCGGACGCCCCGAGTTCATCGTAAGTCGGGTACATATCTTCTTGGTCGAACTTCCAAGCGGGTTTTTTCTTGGTTTGAGTTCGTTTTCTCTTCGGTTTCGCGGTCAGTGAAGACGATCCATTCGGAGACGGAACAGTCGGTGCGACTGTTGGAATTACAGCTTGAGATTCCGCTAAGCTTGCCATGCCTGATTAGGTCTTCCCGTTGCATATGAGGAGGAACAATGACTGGTATGTGTGCATACTGGTGTTCGTGGAACGAACGTTCGGCGAACGGTTCATGAAAGGTGTCTAGGTATAGTATTACCCTAGACACCCATGTGTCACTAGATGCTTTGCTATGTGCCAGCCGCTGTGCCATGTCAAAGTGTATCTGTGCCAAGGTGTCCCATAGATTTATTGTATCTGCGAGGCGTAGCCGAGCTGTGTGGAAGAGGGAAAGCGCGGCCGAGGAAGGCCGCCGCGAGCCGGAGGCGAGCAACCAATTTATTGGAACTGGGTATCTTCTACCCAGTCCTCTTTACCAGTTATAGTTCCTACATTGTTAGGTTCATATACAATGTC